TACAAAAATATAATCTTTTCCTTGAATAGCGCCGACAATAAAATTCCCTGTATCCAGTCTAAAGGTTCCTGCTGTATTGGTTGCAGTTGGGTTCCAAGTATTAAAATCTTCTTGATTTGAAAATCTTATAAACATTGGATCTTGAGTTGTTGGATCTCCAATGGTTGTCTCTGTTCCAAGTGCAAATAAATGTCTATCTCTATCTGAGACAATGGTCATAATAGATTTTGTTGGAGCATTTGAAATAACCGTTGCTCTATTTAAAAGAGGAGTTGCGACACCAGGATTCCATGAAAATGTTTTACCATTTCTAATGGTTGCAACTAATATCTGTCCAAAATTATCAAAGGACCAAAGTCCAGGACTTAAAGATGTAATTGCATTTGTTGTAGATGAACCCCAACCAGTACCTCCAGTATAAGAACCCCAGACGCCAGTTCCCCAACCATAGCCAATAGTTTGAAATGCAGGGCCAATAGTTACATAAGGAGTTGTGGTAATCGTTGATCCTCCTCCAGCCATACCGGTGCCTGCTTCTGCAACGGGCATGGTAACGGTGAAAGCATTTACAGATACAACGCTAGTAACTTCAAATACATTGGTTGTAAAATTAGCGTTTGAAAAAGTTGTAACACCACCACCTGCTAAACTAGGAGATGTAAATATAATATAATCTCCAAAAGATAATCCATGACTATTTTTTGTAACGGTAACGGTTGTAGATCCCGTTGTTGATGCTAAAGTGCAAGATGTAAGGGCTGTGCCTAGTGGAGTAATATCATAAAATGCACCATCAAAATAAATGAATAAACATTTATTAGTTCCAATGGCTGCATAACGATTGCCATCAATGGCTGCCCAAGTTAAAATTTCTCTACCAGCACCTGCAAGTCTATTACTTAATATTTGAGTCCAGCCACCTATTTTTTCAGGATAGCCATAGCGAAAACGTACAAAATCTCCATCAATCCACTGGCCTTCTGCAGCAGTTGCGGTGTCTTGTTTATTGAAACCTGATTTAATGGGTATCTTTTTTAGTGGCATAGTGTTATTTTACCACCTTTCTTAAAAAATGCTAGGTGTTTTACCTATTTAGGGTATTTGGCTTTTATACTTGCTATTCTTGTTTTCCAAGCATCTAAACCTTCATGATAAATTTCATCTAATTGAGATTGCCAAGAACCATATTCTTTAACTCTATTATTAATAGCATTAATTTCTTTTTCTACCTGTGGAAGTATAGCTAGTATCTGATCTTTTGGTATTGGTGATGTGCCATTTAACCAAGTGATTTGATTAATGTCGTTAGCATTAACAGTAACTTCTGCACTAGGATTTATTTGTTTAATTGCTTTAATTATATCAGTCATATTATCCTGCTATTTCCATTACATTTATACTTGATGCTGTTCTTGCGTCTGCTGAACCTGTATCTCTACTAGATTTATTAATATATAAAGTGTTTGGACTTTCCATTGCACATTGAACTTTATATACAATACTAGAAGTTGTGTTTGGACTATCTGTATGTATTATTACGTGGTCTGATTGTTGCCAAGAAGCACTTATAAACCCACCAACACTAGATGCTCTAGTAAGACTGGCTGAAGCATCTCCTATATGTATGGCTGTTGAATCTCTCATTAGTCTAAAATAAGGATGTCCCACACCATCATTATTTGATGAAATTCTAACAAAAATTAAAAATTTACTAGTAGCTGATGATGGTGTTAATGTTACAGAAAAACTAGTTATATCTACAAAAGATGTAGAAGATGTAGAAAAAGTATCAGTTTTATTTGTTGAAACAACTTGCAACACCGCACCTGTTCCCAGCTTCGTCGTCGTGATGCCGGCGGCGGATACAATACCTAGGTTTCTTAAAAATGTTAGTGGCATTATCTTAACCTATTTTGTTGTTCAATTTTAAATTGATTATATCTTGCTTTAACATCATCTGTCCATGCGGTATTGCAAATATCTTTAACCTTTTGTTCCTGATTCGTTATATCGCTGTCAGGATTTAATACCCATCTATGAAATGTTTTTGATACAAACGCACCATCTCTTTCAATGGTAGTTGCTTGGCGAACTTGGATATTCCAATCGTTCACCACTTCTATTTTATCTATCTCTATTTTTTCTGTTAGTGCCATAAGTTTCCTTTGTTATACAAAATAAGTCGTTGAAAATCTAAAATATCCTGCTACGTCTAATGTTACAGCTCCATCTCCACCACCCCCAACAGGAGTTCTTCCAAAAAGTGCTTCAGTTGTGTTATTAACTGTTTGAAGTGTAAGTATATTACTTGCTGTTATTGTAATATTTCCAACTTCAGATAAAGCAAAACAGCTTAAATAATTTGAATTGTTATTAGTTGTAAAAGGCAATCCACCCATTTTCATAAGTCCAGTTCCTGTATGTGCTGACCAAGCTAAAAATCCAGCAACAGTTACAGTATTACCAATTTTTGTATATGCTCCAGCTTGTGTTGTATAAGTTCCAATTCCAGGAGTCGTAACACCTAAAATAGTTGGAGTAAAAGTCCCTTCTTCATAATCATCTAAAGTATTAGCATCTGTTGAAGCTGAAGCTGATGCTGGGAAAGTAATACCTGCACCCGAAGCTGCTGGAGTTGCACCACCAACACCTATGGTTGAAGCAAAAGTCATAGTTCCAGTTGTTGCAAGTTTAGATAGTGCTATTGCTGCATTGGATGCAACACTTGCATTCGTCACACTACCATCTGTCGGTTTACCAATATCAAACACATTTCCTAAAATTAAAATAAAATCTATAACGTCCGTTGCGGATAATGTACTTGAAAATACAATCGTTGATCCTGATACTGTGTAAGCGGAAATGGGAGCTTGGATAACACCATTTAAAGATACGATGCAATTTTGAGCGGCACCTGGAATGACTGCGCTGCCACCAACTAATAAATTATATGTTGCTGTTGCTGAAGTTGTGATTGTGTCACAAAGTTGATAGGCGCCGGTAAGAGGCGTTTTTCCGATATATGGCATTAGTTATTTCCTCCATTATCTATAACAGTTCCACCTTCAGAAATCCACTTTTGAATTTCTTGGTAGTCTGTGTTTGCTGGGTCTAGGGGTACTGACCAAACTGTACCATCATCTAAAGTCATTTTGTAACCATTAAATTCATTTTGTAAATTATATGTTTTTTCTACTATCATAATTATAATTCGGCATTTATAGTTGCAAATACACCAGAACCAAAATCAAAATGTCCACCATTTCCAGCAGTTGCTGATGATGTAGTAGTTAATATATTTGCTTGTGTTGTACTTATAGAATTAAGACTTACAGCAGTTACAGCTCTACCAGCACCATTTGAATAAACATCTCCTGCTGATTGATTTGAAACAGTAAAACTTGGTGTACTTCTCATTGGATATTGAAAAACAATTGTTGGATAAAAACCTGTTGCAGAATAATAATGTCCCTGATTAGCCCATTTGCTAAAATCTAATCCATTTGGTGTATCTCCTACGACCAAACAATACCTCAAACATCTACCTAAGCTAACATCAATAGGTAAGAACTCAAATCCACTTGCCTGTTCCCCTGCTTCCAGCTGCACGCCTGTGATGTACCAATCGTTAGATGTGCTATCGGCTATATTAACTTGGCCCACGGCTCTGTTTGTATTTGTTGTTGTACCCCAAGAAGTTGCTAAAGTTCCTGATGTAAAATCTGTTCCTGCACCTAACCAAAAATTTAAATATAAACTTGCTCCATTATCATTTGTAAATGCACCAGTAGTATCTCCAACAAATGTAACTGTTTTAAATTCCCAAGTGTTAGTAGTGTTTACAGTATAAGATTTAGATATGCTTCTTGTATTATCTACATCTTGTAATTCACAAATAAAAGTTCCAATTTTAGTAGACTTAACCCAGAATGATGCTGTTAAAGGTAACGCATTAGCAGTTCCTTTTTTTAAATATTGTAAATTTTGTCCCTCAAATGCTTGACGTAAAAGAAATCTATCTCCAGCAGAAGGAGAAGCATCAGCAGTAGTACAATCATATTTTAAAGAACTGGCAAAACCTTGTCCAGTTGGAACATCTGTAGATTGTGATTGTGTAAAAGTTCCTAATGTAGTTAAAAGTGTTTCAAATCTATCTAACGTATAATAACCACCAGTAGTTATAGAAGCTACACTTGTACTTCTCTGTGCAATTTGCATATCACCATTGATGACGATATTTCTAAAGTCAACTGGATTCGAGATTCCGGCGAAAGGTACTTGGCTGATTGGCATATTATATTCCTAACACATTAATGAACATGGTACAATAAATGAACCATCTTCGTAAGTTTCTATTACAGTATTTGATAATACCTTAGCAAAAGAACTTGCTCTTACTAAATCATCAGCTTGAACTTTTGCAGTACCATCTCCGTTAGATTGTAGTAAATCGCCTTTAGATACAGTTTGTCCAGCTTTAATTCGCACAACATAAGAACCAACTGAAGCAACATAGAAATCATTATTAATTAAATCGTCATTATCCCAAGCACTAAATACACCATAAACATTCTTAGCTTCAACTGTGTCAGATATTTTAGACATAACGTGTTTGACATCTTTTTCTTTTACGATTGTTGCTTGTACTTGCTCTATAATATCATTGTCATCTTCATCTTTTTTCTCAGTATTCCAAGCATAAGTAATTACATCACCTTCATTCTCATTAGCTTTTAATGCGTAAGGTTTTTTATTCGTTACAGTTTTAACTACATCATTTCCATCTGCATCTTTTTCTGTGTAAGATGTTTCAAATTCTACTGCATACCAATCAACCATTTGATCTAAGGATTCCATAACAGTTCCTCTTAATATATCTGGATTTGAATCATCTATAAATCTTGACCAATGCGAACCTGTAAATCCATTATAAGATACTGTTGCACCTGATACTGAAATTGTGCCTTCAAGAGAGTTGGCATGACGAAAATCAACAAGAGTTCCATCATCAGTCTGACGATTAAGTCTTAAAAGAGCAAGATTCGTAGCTCCACCAGTATTTGTACAAGCTATAAAAGGAGCAGTTGTTCCACCAGTAACAATTTCTGCTCCAACAGTAGCTAAATTTGTAGAAGTCTTGCCAAAGAAGAAACTTCCATTAGAATCTATACGCATAGCTTCTGTGTTGTTTGTACCAAAAATTAAAACCCCACTAGTTGCTTGGTTATTTATAGAAGCATCACCTGTTGCATTAAACTGTCCAAATAAAATTGAACTAGCTGAACCTGTATATCTATGATTAATTGTTCCAGTGCCATGAACTTCTAATGGGGCAACAGGAGTAGTTGTTCCAATACCTAATCTACCATCACTTGTAATCCTCATAGCTTCTGTACCACCTTCTGCAAATCCTATGCTATCAGTCGTTGGTCTAAATATTCCAGTGTTAGTATCATTTGCAAAATTTAATGAAGGAGCTGCTGCTGTTCCATCTGCAAGTTGTAAATTAATATTTGCAGGAGGCACAACTGTTTGCACAGCTCTACCAATGAAGACTGCATACATTGTATCCGTTACTAAAGTTGCTGATGTTAATGTTAAAGTAGTTCCTGTTGCTGAATATGCAAACGATGCACCTGGTCTTTGAGCAACACTATTTATATAGAGTGCAATATCATTCTCATTTGAAACTGAATAATCTAAAGTGTAAACTGTTGTTCCAGCTGTAACTGTGAAATTTTGTACGGCGAAACTTATGTAATCTAATGCAGGAGTGTTTCCAATATATGGCATATAGATTATCCTATGAGCTTATATCATCTACTGTCGAAACCCAAACGTCTAAAGATGCTGCAGTGTCTGATACTATTTTTAAAGCATCATTATTTTGCATTACAAATTTTGCACCACCATCTAAAACTTGAAGAGCGGATCCTGGGACGATAGGAGCACTTTTAACTAAATAAATATCGTTTGTTCCATCATTGATGTAAACGTCTACATTAACTGTTGTAGATAAAATATTTGAAATTGCAATACCAATAACAGTATCATAACTGTTTGCTGTAAATGAAGTTACAGGAGTTATTCCAACGTTGTTGTTTGTAAATCTTCTAAAATTTTGTGCCATTGTATTTCCTTATATTATAGTGCTATCGCCATTGCAATAGAAAAACCAGCAGTTGCCACACTGGTAAATCCTAAATTAGCTGAGCCATCTGTAGTTATAGCCTGTCCACTACTACCATCTGCTGTTGGTAAAGTAAATAAGCTTATTGTTTTTAATAAAGCATTAACATTAACTACGTTTGTTCCATCTGAATAAACAAGTATTGCGCCTTTATTAGTCGTTGAAAATGTAATACCTGTCCCTGAAACTGTTTTAAATTGAACAGTAAAAGCACCCGTTGTTCCATTAATAA